TATAATTATTTTTTGTTATTATATATAAAATTGAAATGATTCAAACATCAAATATCTTTATTTGGCGTACGAATATATCCATTATTTATATGATTTTTAAATAATTTTTCTAATAACACTTTTTTACGAGCTGCATTATATGCGCCCACACTATTTTTAGTAAATTCGCATATGTTGTCATATTTATTAGCTTCTTCTTGTAATGTTTCTTCTGTCCAATATCCAAGTTTAACTTGTTTTTCTGAATAACCTTGATTTTTGTGATTTTTAAATAATTCATCTAACATTTTTCTACTTTTGGCTGCAATATAAGCAGAACTATTTTCTCTAAATTCTTTTCTTGTTTTATATTTATTAGCTTCTTCTTGTAAAGATTTTATTGTCCATTTTAATCCACCTGATCCTAATGATCCAGCTTTGACTGAATTTATCATAATCCATTCATTATTTTCATAAACATCAACCCAATATATTTCCTTTTTTATAGCGTCATTAGAATTTAAATTTTCTTCTAATAATTTATACTTTGGAAGAGGAATATTATTTATTTTACAAAAATTAATCAATGATTCTTTTTCACTAAATAAATGTTCTTTGTCTCGTCTATTTATATTGTTTGTTAATCCAACATAAGCATTATTATAATTTGTGAATTCATAAACATATATAACATAACTATTTTCTTTCCATTCAATTATATTCCGACGTCCTTGATTGTCGTGATTTTTAAATAATTCATCTATTAATCTATTTTTATACGCAATTTTATAACCTGTGCTTTTTTTCTGAAATTCTCCTCTTGTTATATATTTATTAGCTTCTTCTTGTAATCTATCAAACGTCCAATAACCTTTTTTATTTACTTTAATATCAAATCCGTTATTAGAATGATTTTTGAATAATTCATCTATTAATTTTTTACTTAATGCTGCACTATATGCAGATTTGTTTTTACGAAATTCTCCTCTTGTTTTATGTTTGTTTGCTTCTTCTTGAAGTTTTTCTCTATTCCAATGCCCAATAGTCATTTTACCTTCTTCGTAACCTTTATTTATGTGATTTTTAAATAAATCATCAATTAATTTAATTTTAGATGCCGCTATATAAGCGGAGTTGCATTTTTCTCTAAATTCTTTTCGATTTTCGTATTTATCAGCTTCTTCTTGCAATTTGTCAATAGTCCAATAACCAATAGGTTTACGACTTTCATTTATAAAAATATTATAATTTTTACTTATTTTCATTGAATAATATATTTTTAACTATATATTTATAAAAAAATCAATGATAAATTATTGAATTTTTTGAACCTATGATGGGAGTCAAACCCACATTTACAACTTCAATTACAGTTACTTGATTCGTAGTCAAGACTGGTTACATAGGCATATTATATCTACTCATTTTTTTATAACAATATCTATATTTTCTAATTTTTCTTTTCTTGAGTATCTATATTTATATTTATTAATACCTTCTATATCTGAATCTAAAAATTGTTCTATAAATTCTTCAGTTTGCATAGTAACATATTTTTTAGTACAATTTTCTTTATTGTCACCATAATGACTAGTATCAAATCCTACTATCCAATAATTGTTGAATTTTTTATAATTTTCCTTTGTCACATCACCATCAATTTCTAAGCCTTCAGTCCAATTTAAAAATGAATCAGAATCAAAAAATCGTCCATATGTTAATCCTCCATGTACACTTATGGTATTCATATCATCATATGAAACTTCATACAATGGATGATTAGTAGGTAATAATATATAACCATTCCCCCATCCAAATTCCATTATTAATGGATAATTTTGTATAGTAGATAAATGTTTAGTAAGATAATTCTCAACTATTAGTGTGTAAATTCCGTATTTCATAATATTTTTTTATAATAAAACAAATATACAAAAAAATTGTTATATATACAACTTAAAATTATATTTTTTCTTGAATATTGTCAACATCTGTATCAACTATTTTCAAATCATCTTGTATGTCATCCACATGATCTGTTATATTGTCAACATCTGTGTCAACAGATTTTAAATTTTCTTGTATACCATCAATGTGATTTTTTATGTTGTCTACATCTGTATCAACATATTTTAATTCTACTTCTATATCATCAACATGATATTTTATATCATCTACATCAGTTCCTATGTGCTCAGTCATAACTTCTATTTTTTCAGATAACTCTGCTATCTTAGATATAATAGCATCAGTTCTACTTCCACTTATTTTAGCAATATAACCTAAGACTGGTAAAGCAACTCCTTGAAAAAAAACAGAAACTATATATTGCATCCATGCAACTGTTCCTGATGGTTGACTAAAAAATAATGGAATTATAACTAACAATGTTATTATCCAAAACATTGTCATACTAGATAATGAATCTGATAAAAAAATTGCAAATTTTTCTTGCGATGACTTTAATTTCTCAACTAATTTATTCATATATTTTTTATATTTATATATAAATAGTATAAATAATATTAATTTTTTTTTTTGTGGGACTAGTGGGGCTCGAACCCACAACCTCCGAAGAGATCAGTTTTACAGACTGACATGACTACCTGTGTCATATTAATCCCATATTTTTGTGGTAGCAGATGGACTCGAACCACCAACTTCTGAGACATCGGCCCAGCACTCTATCCTTCGCTCGTTTCAAATTATTTATTCTAGATTCATAATTATCCCCTTTGTGCTTTTGAGTTACACTACCTTTTTTTATTGTAATATTCTTTATTTAATTTTTTATTGAGTGTACTGCCGAAGGGACTTGAACCCTCATACACCAATTACCTTGTTAATGACTGGATATAAGCCAGTGGGGATACGACAGTGTATTTATTTTTGTTGTTGGTGAAGTGGGACTTGAACCCACATGTGACCAATTAACCTTTCTACTACTTATCAGGCAGAGGGTATATTCACCAATGTTATTTAGTAGTCTCGGTGAGACTTGAACTCACGATTTATTGCTTATCAGGCAATTGCTCTAACCAACTGAACTACAAGACTATTTTAGTTTATTATTTTTTTATTGGTATGATACTATTTGAGCACATTGACAGACTCGAACTGTCGGTGTTTATATCTCGCTTTTGCAGAACGATGCCTTCGCCACTCAGACCAAATGTGCATTTCTATTTTAAAAATTAATTTTTCTTCCTTTTGTCCAACCATTAAATATCCATTCATCTAATTCACATTTTTTAATTTTCTTGTTTTTATTGATATTTAAATTATAAATCCAACAAGTATTAAATTGTGAATTTTTATTTCCTTTTTGTTGTATTGAATTTTTTTCTCCAATTTTACGTTTCGTTTCATCAGTAATTTTTCTGCCAGAAAAAATATGCTTTAATTCACCAGATAAATATCGAGGATCATTTGTTGATACGTTTAATGTATTATTTTTATTGTCTTTAACCGTAATAAATCCTTTCTTGTGAAATATTAATTCACCAGATAAATATCTTGGATCATCAATAGAAACTCTAATTTTTTCGTTGTTTTTATTTTTAACAACAACAAAACCTTTACCAACACACTGAAATTCACCTGATAAATATCTTGGATCTTCTGAATTCACAGATAATGTATTATTATCTTTGTCTTTAACCATAATCAATCCTTTCATTATACTTACCAATTCACCTGATAAATACCTTGGATCTGTTTTATGTACTGATAATGTATTGTTATCTTTATCTTTAACAGTAATCAAATTATATGAATTAAATCCTCCTCCACCTAATATTATATTATAAGTATTACCATTTTTAATAAATTCATCATTTACCAATTCTTTTTCTTTTTCCAACATTTTTTCTTTATCATCAAAATTAAATAACACAATTTTTTCAAAATTTTCAACTCCAAATTCTTTTATAGCTTTTTTAATATTAGATCCAGAACCCATATATTTATCATGTATGTTTTCTGTAATATGAATACCAATATAAATTTTATTATTTAACTTATTTGTTATTTGATAAACTATATAATATTTTTTATTTTCCATAAGTCGAACTTTTTATCACTATATATAAAAAGTTCGATATCAATTTTATTAATATTTATTTATTTTTAGTACCGTTAGGTGGAATCGAACCACCGCAATCTATAAGACTGAAAGGTTTATGAGACCTCCGTAATAACCAACTCTACTCATAACGGTATATTTATGTTTAAATATATAGTTAATATCATACTAATAGTATGATATTGTTAAATATTTTAAACTATTTTTGCGGGAAAGTTGAGATTTGAACTCAAGACACTTTGCTTAACAGGCAAACGCTCTAACCAACTGAGCTACATTCCCTTATGCGCACTGGGTAGGATTTGAACCTACGGTGGAGATTACTCTCACTGGATTAACAGTCCAGACTTTTCGACCAACTAAAGCAACCAATGCATATAATAACTTAATAATAACTTAATAATAACTTAATAAAGCGGACTATAACGGTTACGGTCCGTTAATTTTACTTGAGTGACAGTCAAGTTCTCCACCAAGGAGCCTAATAATCCATTTTTGTACTGGTAACGGGGTTCGAACCCGTGAGGAAATTTCTTTCCACAACATTGAAAGTGTTGCGACCTAGCCACTAGTCCATACCAGCATTTTATTAGCGGATTATATCGGGCTCAAACCGACTTCCTCAACCGTGACAGGGTTGTATGCAAAGTATCACTCACACCTATAATCCATTTTTTTGTGGGATAGGAGGTAATCGAAACCTCGTAGTTATGATTTACAGTCATTCTAAGTAACCCTGACCTCTATCCCATTTATTCATTATCCAGTATTTCAAAGATCATTTAAAAACAAAAAACTCAGTTCTTATTTTTAAGAACTGAGTTTTTTTATTATTCACATAATAATTTATATACTTATCCAGTTCTTCCTACATTATTTTCATCATCATTAATATAATCATTAATCATATCAATACATATCTCTTCCATATTGTAATTGATATTACAATTGCGATAAATGCTATATATGTTATTAATGTTATTCATGATATTTACTTTTACTTTGTTTTTATTTGTTGCGGACGTCTGATTCAAACAGCGACTATGGGTTATGAGCCCATTGAGATATCATTTCTCCACCTCCGCGATATTTTTTTTATTTGTTGCGGACGTCTGATTCAAACAGCGACTATGGGTTATGAGCCCATTGAGATATCATTTCTCCACCTCCGCGATATATTTTAATTTTTTCTGTTTCTATGATACAATTTTAGTGATTCTGAAATCTTTATTTTAGTTTCATCTGAAATTTTACTTTTATTTACTGTTTTATATGAATCAGACATTTTTTTCTTACTTTCATCTGATACAAAATGATTTTTTAATTTATTAGATATTTTATTTCTTTCTTCTTCAGATTCAAATCTTTTTTTAGCTGAATCTGACAATTTCTTTCTTGTTTCTTCTGATACAATTCTACATTTTAAAGATTCTGAAATCTTTTTCTTCGATTCATCAGAAAAAATTTTACCTATTGATGATTCTTTTAATTTATTTTTAGTTTCATCACTATGTTTTTTACCTTTAAAATGTGGACCACCTTCTCCTCCAATTCCTATATTATAATTTCTTTTTGATTTTATAAAATCTTCTGTTATAATTTCTTTTTCTTTTTTATTCATTTCTGATTCATTATCAAAAATAAACAAAATTTCTTTTTTGAAATTTTCCTTACCATGCAATTTAATTGCATTTTCTAAGGCTTTACCAGAACCATAATAAGAATCATTTGTATTTTCAGTTTGATGCTTTCCAATATAATACTTATCATTTAATATATTTGTTGTTTTATAAATTGTATAGTACAAAATTATTTCTTTTTTATGTATATATAAATATATAAAATCAGAAATTAACCTGTTACCACTATACTATATATTTTAATCTTTTTCTTTATCTATTTTCTTATAAAGTTTCTTAGCAATCTCTTTTGCTTTTGAATTCATTCCTTTTTCTGTTTTAGGAACTT